AGGTAGATAAAATAACATTTGATCAAACTCAGGTTCATATTCTTTCATCTGATCCATTAACTGCCAATTCATATATTCTTTAACTCTCTCTGATTGCATTTCTTTTTCAGGACTTGGTGCGCCTATAATTTGTGTTCTTACAGGTCCGTCGGCCGGGAGTAGTTCTTTATAAGCCAAGGCTTGAAATTGAGTAACTGCTTCTGCAAGTACTGGATGGGTTGCACCCGCTGCACCTGAGAAAGGTTCTGTTCTATCTTCGTATTTAAATCCTAATAATTCTAAACCAGTAATATAAGTGTGCTCCCATTCTTTACGAGACTCCCTATAATCTGTGTAGTTAGAATTTAATTCTGAACCTAGAGGACCTAAAATATCCTCTGGTAGTAACTCTGCTAAGTTGTCAAAGTGGTTTTCACTTTGTGCTTGATTAAATGCTCCAGGTTCAAAATTAATTTCTACACCGCCATCTTCTGTAGGTGTAATTTCAGTATCGCCTTGGTCTGGTAAGGATTCAGTTACCTCTTGAATACTTTCTGTTTGTTCCTCAACACCAGGAAGCTCTACCGAAGTTCTAACTTCGTTTAAAGTTTTGTCTATTTCTGCCATTTAAATTCTCCAATCTTTCTGGTTTATCTTGTTTTGTTTGATTAATCAAGCCTCGTGGATCAGGGCCACTTAATGGTGGGATCTGACTCCATTTAACATAAGGCATATTTTTTGTAAGTGTAGGGTTTTTTTTCATTACCAGTAAAACTTCTTTTTTCGTTTGGGTTGTTTTTCGTCCTTGTAATCTTCTGGATGATCTAATAATCCACCCTGTCTGTACCTTAACAGAGCTTGTGTCATGGAGTCAACTAAATCATCATGATCTCCATAAGGAAAAGCTGCACATTCTTCTACAATTTCTTGCGCAAATTGTTTTCGTAATGGAGCCCAGATCTGACCTGATTCAAACATAGGTGAAACTGCATTAACTCTAGCAATTTTATCTTGTCCTTTAGAAGGTGTGTAGTTCATTGCTGGGATTCCCATTTGTCTTAACTCATACATCAAAGGTAATCCAGATGCTTTAGCTTCAATAATAACTGTTTCAGGATTCCAATACCTATATTGTTCGAGAGCCACGCGCCTTAATTCTGGAAACTCTAATCTAGCTTTATAAGAATCTAATAATATTAATTGTCTTGCTGAATCTTCATTAGGACGAAAAACTCCCCATGTTGTTATAGCACTGTAATCGGCTGTTTCTTTTTTTAAATAAGCTGTGTCATAACTTTGTATAATATGTTCAATGTTTGGCATCTCTTCATGTTCCCAATCTTTCCACCATTCTCTTTTAATAAGAGCTCCTTCTTCACTGGTTGGATCTTGCATGTACTGTGCATTCCACTTCGCCATTCCTGCAGATGCTTTTACAGAATCGAGGTCCTCGATCTTCCAGTATTCAGGCCATACAGGTTTACCACTAGGTAAGACTGCTGGAAATTGTACTACCTCCCATTGATCCGCTTTCTCTTCGGATTGTGCGTTTATTAATTTTTGTGTTAAATCTTTTGTTGACCAACGTGTCATTACTAAAACAATAATACCACCTGGTTGAAGCCTTTGCCGTGGTCCACTAGTATACCACTCATATGCTTTTTCAAATGCATTAGGTGAGTTTACATCTTGCTCNGAATGAGGATCATCNATGATGAGTAGATCAGCACCCCTCCCGGTCACCGCACCTTGGACACCTACTGCAAAATATTCACCCCCATCAGATGTGTTCCAACGTCCTGCAGCTTTAGAGTCTTCTTGCAATCTCGTTTGAAAAATATTTTGATAATCTTCGGAGTCAATTAAGTGCTTTGCTTTACGACCAAAGTTAACTGCAAGTTCTGCAGTATGGGTTGCTTGAATAATCTTTAACTTAGGATTTTTTCCAATCATCCATGCAGGAAGAAAGAAGGAAGCAAATTCAGATTTAGTATGCCGGGGGGGCATGTTTATAATTAAACGTTTTAATTCACCTTTTGCTAATCTATTAAATTTATCTGCTATGACCCGATGATGGGACCCCTCTATAAAATCTGGCCACATATTTTTAATAAAGGATAAAAAATCTGTACGGACTTTTTTTAATTCTTTTGCTTTACTCCTTTCAATAATCTGTATCTTTAATTTTTTTCTTTCAATAGGGTCTTCAATTTTATTTAATTTTTTTACTGTTAGCATATATATCAATATGGGTGATAAACTATTATACCCGGAAAGCTGAGTAAATCAAACCATAAAGGGTAGACTTGGGACCCCTATAATTTAATACCCCCACCTAAATAAACATTAAACGTTTCATTCTCGATATAGTTCCTTTAGGGTCCCCTTTAAAGTTAAGTAAGCGCGCGCAGCGCGCATGGGTGGGTCCCGCCCACATGCTCTTCTCTAGGTACAACCTATAGGTGTATGTCCAAACTGCATACAACCTCTAGGTGATGTCCAGACTGCATACGTCTAGAGGTTGTATAAGTTTAATTAAAAGTCTGTCAGTTCTAACTCCATTTGTTTATTCTCGNTNCGTTTTGCTTTGTTAAAACTTTCTGCTAATTGTTTATTTCTATATAACTGTCTGTCAATGTTAGATAGTCTTACTTCACTAATCAAGAACAGCAGAAATCCAAACAGCATTAAAGCAATTCCTAAATATAGTATCAAGTTATAGTCCATGTTTTATCCTTTCGTTTGTTTATGGGATTATCCTATAAGATAACCCCATAAGTGTCAAGTCTTTATTTACTCGGTAAAGCTAATAATGAATTAGGTAAATCTAAAACAATGTTAGCGGTTGCCATTTCTCGTTTTAACTCAACCAAAGTTGGTTGAATATGACTACCAGTCATAAGTATATTCAAACACTTTTTTCTTTTGCCCTCTAGTGCATGGTATAGTTTATGGTTTTTTCTTACATGGGTTTCTGCTTCTTCATAACAAGCCTTTTTTTATTTTTTTCGTTATGTATTCAACTGCGTCATGATCATCTTTAATACTTAGATTAACTGACTGCATATCCCATTTACGCATTTTTCTTGTTTGATTAAACAAATCACTAATTTGATCTGCGATCCTTTGAGCCTTAAAAGATAGATCATTCTCTAGTGATTGTTTTTTGCTTTGAAAGTCTCTCAAAGCCTTTTCTCTTTTGCCCAGTTCCACAATCAACTTATCTAATTTAAGTTGTTTTGCAAATTGGGTAGTTCCAACTTCATCTGCTTTAGCTTGGGCTTTTTCGCAGATTTCTTGTTGTATTTGATTTTGTGCAGTTGAGAATTCATCTCGCACAAAATCTTTATAGTGGTCTGCGTGGTCTTTTCTTAATGGTTGCATGATCGTATTCCTTTCATTTGTTATTAATAAAATAGTTATAGGTTATTATAGGATAGATGTCAAGCCCTAAAAAGAAAAAAATTTTATTTTTTTATATGGGTGGGCCCCGCCCACATGCTCTTCTCTGGGGTGCGACAATATAGTCCTTGAGTATATAGGATATTATGTTATTGTGTATTTGACTCTGGTTGGTAGTGTTTAGAGTTATAACTTAAAACTATCAAATGTACCTCGTTAAGGCATTTACGGTACGCAAACTTTCCAATGCCTCGCTAGTCTCGGTAGGAATAGACGCATAGTTCGTCTCAATGTACTGAGCCTAGCACTTGAGCCTTGATCTGTCGGAGGGTGTACTAATTCCGGACAGCCCGGCGGATCTAGGGTCAAGCAACAAACGTGACCTAGGCTGAGATGAGGGGTCATCGATATACTAGTAATCTAGTTATGTTCTCTCTCAGTGCTTGACCAAACTTGTGGATTGTAATCTGTCCTATGACTTGTATTAAGTCTCTTGTAGTACGNATGGAGCATACAGTTAAGACAGCGCAACCACANGNCAAAGCCTTGTTGTAAGTTTACTGCTTTTTAAAAAATCAAAACTTTCCCCAGGTCCTGCAGGGTTGTGCAGGACAGCGCAACCACAAGCCACAAGCTCTTATTTTTTTTTTTTCTTTGGGTGGGTCCCGCCCACAAGCTCTTCTCTAATTTTTTTTCTTTGGGTGGGTCCCGCCCACAAGCTCTCCTCTAGCCACCGCCATCCCCAACCACCTGCCAAGGATAAAGGATATTGTAGGATATGTCAAGAAGTTTATTTACTTATACACAAGAAAGATATCTTGTATTATGTCCCTTAATATCCTATATAAGAGATATAAACAAATAAAGGAGTACAAAATATGAGTCATTTTTATGGAGTAATATCAGACAGCGCAAGAAAAACGCAGCCCACGGCTCGAGGACATCACGGGATCACGGTCGAAGCTCAAAGCTTCCAGGGTAAAATTGTAACAACCTTGAGCAGAGAAAAAGACGGCGACGGTAATTGGGTTGATTATTATGAAGTGTGGAGATATCCACACCAAAGCAGCGGCGGGGATTCTATGCTGCTGGCTAAGGGTAAAATTAAAGAACCTACTGGAGCAACTTTTGATATCTTTGCTGGCGAGTAATTAAATAATTCCTAAAAAGGAACGAGGACCAGGAGTATTCCCCTGGTCCTCGAAGGAAGAAAAAATAAGGGTGGGTCCCGCCCACAAGCACGCACCACAGGGCCAAGATCCGCGATCACAAGACCACAAGCCAAGGATCAAGGAACAAGCTAAAAAAAAAGGGTGGGTCCCGCCCACATGCTCTTCTCTGTTTAAATTTTTTCTAGAAATTTGAAGATTTGTTCTAGGCCCACGGCTACAGGTTCGGGAGAACCGGACAATAAATCTTGGATCTGGGATCCCCCATAAAGTTTTATGGACAAAGGACCGAGGGTCTTTTGCATGATGAAACTATTGCTTGGGTGCTTAATATGAAAGCCAATTTGATGCGGAGAGAAGCAAATTTTTTTAGCTAATTTTAGCTTTAATTCAATAGTGAAAAAGTGCCCAGAAGTATTATAAACCAATAGATCAGGAGTGCCATGTGCAGCACTATTTTCCAGGCGTGTAAATGATAATTTGCAATTATTTTTAATGTTGAACGATTTAATTTCATGCCAAAACTTAGTTTCTTTTTTAATCATTTTCAGGCTAAGTGATGCGCACTAAAGCTAATCAATTTTACCGATAACTTCACCCATATTCCATCTAGATTTATAGGTAGTTAGAATTAATCTATGGGTCTCTCGCACTCCAAATAATTTGTTTTCCATCAACTGAATCTTCTCGATGTCATACATTTGACCATCTGGCATGCAGATTTGAACTCTTGCTTCCTGGCCAATTGGGGACTTTACAAACTTATCCATCGCCATTCTTAGTGTCTTTCCTGTAACCATTATATCTTGAGTATATATCAAAACTATATTATATTGCAAGTATGGGCTTGCCAAAAAGACTAACAGAAAAACAAATTAAATTTGCTAATTTACTCATTGCTGAAGAAGGTAGAAAAACCGCAACAGAATGTGCAAAATCTGCAGGTTATGATGAGAACTCTGCTTATGTCTCTGCAAGCAAGCTCCAAAACCCTCTTCTGTATCCACTTGTTACTCAATACATTGGAAGACTCAGAGCAGAAAAAATAAAAAAATACGACATCACTTACGAAAGGCATATAGCTGAACTAGGTAAAATTAGAGATGAAGCTAGGGTTGCAAAAGCTTGGAGTGCTGCTGGAAATATGGAGATAGCCAGAGGTAAGGCTGCCGGGTTCCAAAATAATAATCATATCCATCTACATAAAGACTTAGATAAATTAGAAGAATCAGAGTTAGATAAGATATTAGAAAAAGCTTTAAAGACTTACAAACCTATCTTAGATGGTAAGGCAGAAGTTATAGAAGCTGAAGAAGTTAAAGAATAATTTTTTTAATCGACTGTATTACTGCGGTAGGGATTATACAAGTATTGCCAATCGTTTCAAAGGTAGGCTTATCCTTATTCAATATATAATCTGAGAATATTCTAGTAATGCCTTTAGTTTGGCTTAACAAATATCCCTTAGACACACAAATAGGTAAGGCTTCTTTTTTTAAATCTTTGGTATTACTCCAGCCCGCATCACCTTCGATATCAAACCATTTTATCTCTACAAATGGATAGGCAGAAATATCATCACCTAAAGATTTGGTATTGAGAGGAATAGTCTTTTTATTTTTAATTCTCTTTTTTGGCATACCTTTTTATAACACCTATAGGTTTTTTTTCTAGGCAACATTTTATCTAAAAAACTTTTCTTATGCGCGCGTACGGGGATGCTAGAAGTGTTGTTTTAAGCCATTTATTGTATTTTGTAACAGCTGTAACACGATTGTAACAGCGTTTTGTTACAAAAATATTGATTANAAGTGTTGGTATTAGCNAATAATANTGTTTTGAAAGTGATTGTAACCATTGTAACACTGTTTTGGAAATTGAAAAACAAAAAAACTTTTCTGGCAAATAAAGTCTATAGGGAATACTGTGCCTTATTCTTGACATAACTGTTGTATTTTTAACACAACTGTTGTATTTTTGTCACTATATAGCTTCGGGGTCACCATCATAATTTTTTAATTTATCTCCCAAATCATCTTCTTTTAAATTTTTAGCCCCTGGATAATCTTTTGCTTTACCCACATAGAAAATACCTTTGTTCCCTATTGTTTCCTGATTCGTTTCTGTTTTATTCCTAAATATCTCGTTGTAGTTGTGTCTGTAAAGATCTGTGGATATCCTGCTTTTACCATCCCAGTTTTTAGCTTTTTTTAAATTTTCATTAAATTTCTTTTTGCTCATTTTTTTTCTCCCCTCTCTGCATAATATTGCGTAACTCTTTTCCACCATAGCTTTGCGTACTCTCTAAACTCATCTCCTTCTACTCTAAACTCTTGATATACAAAATCTTTTGTACACATTAGAATGATTCCAAACTGTATATTGGTCCCATAGATTTGATTATGAGCNATAGCATATCCAGCCAATTGTAAGAAGTANTCCTCGATCCAAGCTTTTTGTTTAATTTTATTTGATTGTTTAAANTCTATGATAGCTTCCTTACCTTCGTATATTCCAGCACCATCAGTGGCTCCTGCATACATATCAGGATAAAATAACGTTCCCTCACTACACCATAGTTCGTCTAACTTACCCTCTAATCCCTGGTCCACGATTATTTTTGCCATCTTCATGGCCTGTAATCCGGTCTCTGTCATATCCACGATAAACTTATCATTAAGATAATGTTCAAGAATATTGTGCATGGTAGTTCCTCTGTGGGCCGCGTCTTTAGTTATCTTCTCCGCCGCCTTATGACCTATCCTATCTCTCCAAGCACCCAGTGAGGCTTGTTTCTCAGGGGACTGTGTAGCACTTAGGATAGTAGTTACACTTGGTAATTTTTCCTCGCCTACTAAATAATGTCTCTTACCATCTATAATTTTTCTACTTGAAGTCGGGTAAAAGAATTTTTTTGTTTTCTTAATCATGTATTTTTTCCTTTCCTACTCTTATATAATTTTTCCAATCATCTGGGTTACTATCTCTTTTTTTATCATTACAGGCAACACAACAAAATATAATATTATCGGCTTCATAGGTAAGTCTAGGGTCCCATCTATCTATTGAGATATTTGTTTTGTGCTGACTTTTACGACCTACGTATCCTTTACCTCTAGTTCCCATTCTACTTATAAAAGTAAAAGGTTTCTCACAGTAACTACAAACTCTACCATTAGACTTTGGAAATTTTTCTTTCATCTTAATGATATGATTCATATACAAACGCCACATTTCTTTTTTATCCATAGACTCAGCTGGTTTATGTCCACCATTTTCCTCATAGGTAGGTTTAAACTTACTAGAGATACATCTAGTTACATAACCTCGTTCCGTGTTCATATAATTAAAATCCTTGACGAGTCTTCTAGGGTCATGTGGATTTTTATACCCCATCCTTCTCCAAACAAATTTTGTTTTGTCCTTGGTCCATGATCTCAAAGCCATATAACTTTAATACATCTCTAATGAGCTGCATATTGTATTTAGGAAAGTCATCGAAAACAAATCTAGCAACAGGAGCCGTTCTGTTAGCAAACCAAATACACTCAGTCATTACATCTTTAGTCATGTG